CCAAGTCATCAGGTTGAATTAGGCAATATATTCTCTATGGCTCGCCAGCTTGCTGACGAAGAGACAAACCTTCCTTTGATTGCCCAGGGAGAGGCGGCTCCGCATATCACAAAAACATCGTCTGGTATGGCGATGCTAATGAACAGCTCAAATATCGTGCTACGAAAGGCAGTTAAGAACTGGGATGACGACATTACTCGCCCCTTAATTACTCGTTTTTACGATTGGAATATGCAGTTCAATAGCAACCCAGCAATCAAGGGCGATTTTTCAATCGAGGCCAGAGGATCTGGCGCCTTGCTTGTCAGAGAAAAGCAGCAAGAAAACCTAATGGTTTATGCAAACATCTCAGCGCAAAACCCAGAGTTCTTCAAGCGTCGAGACTGGGCAGGCCTAGACCAAGAAATTGCCAAGTCGCTTGAAGTGCCCTATGAGGCGATCACCAAAACAGCCGCAGACATTGCTGAGATGGAAGATCAGGAGATGGCTATGCAACAACAGCCAGATCCAGCAATGCAATCAGAGCAATTCAAGATGCAGTTGGAGCAGGCTAAGTTCCAGCTCGAGCAGCAGAAGCTTCAGGTAGAAGCTCAGATTGAAGCGCAGCAGATGGCGTTTAAAGAGCAGGAAATCCAGCTAGAGGCTCGTATAGCAGACGAAAAACTCAAGCTAGAAGAGCGAATCAAGATTGCTGAAATTGCTGCTAAAGCTGAAATGACTGACCGGCAGCTTAGAGCGCGAATTGCAATAGATTCGGAGAAGAACAAAACAGCTCGAGATAAAGCCGCAGCAGACACGAACATAAAGCTCACCGCAGCACAGCTTAAAGCCCAAAACCTACAAAAAGGATTTGACAGCTTCTAATGGCAATTGATGTTAATTCGGCTACTTGGCGAGACATTCTTAAATTTATTGAGCAAGAGCGTCAGGATGCGATCCAGATGCTGATTGCTGACAGGGATTCAGATAGGCAGCGCGGTGCGTTGGTTATCCTGGATAGGTTGGAGGCGTTAGCGTCTCTTGATGAAGACTAACAAGCCGCCTTCGGGCCGCTGGAGTAAAACATGAGTAACGAACCAGAAGAACAGTCATTTGAGGATGCGTTTGACGAGCTGGCCAATGATCCAGCAAGTGAATCTAATAATGATTCGTTCGATGAAATTGCGGCTGTGTCAGGCTCTGAAATTGCTGAAGAGGAGGCTGAAGATGTACAGCTACGGGAAAGGCAAGAAGAAGAAGAAGACCAAGGGCAAATAGAGCCCGAGGATTCTATCGAGGCGCGGCTAGAGCAGGCTGAAAAAGAAGCACAGCTCTGGCAGCATAAATACAACTCAGACCTTGGAAGGCAAAATGCCTTTCAAAGAAAGTTGACCGAACAGCAACAGCTAATCGACCAACTTCAAAACCAAGTTAAGCGATCCGGCTCTGACTCAGAAATGACGCCGAGCGAATGGAAAGCGCTGCAAGATGATTACCCCGATATTGCACAGGGCGTCCAGTCTCAATTTGCCCAGCTACAAGCTCGGCATGAGCAGGAAATCCAGTCAATTCGGCGTGAACTTCAGCCTATTCAAGAGCAAGCACAAGAGAGTTATGTGCAGGATCAATTTAGGATATTAGAGATGGAGCACCCAGATTATCGCGATGTAGCGCAATCTGAAAGCTTTAAGGCCTGGGTTCAGGCTCAGCCTCATAATATCCAAAGCATGATGTCCAGCCAGCAAGCGGGAGATGCCGCTTATTTGCTCAGGACTTACAAGAATGACTTGATGCCTGGCCAACAGGCGTCGTCAGAACTGAAGCAGCGTCGTGAGAAGCAGCTTCGACAAGCGCAAACAGTCCCGACTCGAGGGGGCAGATCACGCTCTAATATGCCGCCAGAAGATGACTTCGAAGCCGCATTTGAGTTTTTTGCATCTCGATAAGGATTATTTGCTTGAAGACTAACACCCAAACAATGACGTTACCTAGCAAAGCCGCGAAAGCCGCATCAGCGATGGTTTCCTCATTGGGTAGGTGATCGGTCGATTATTTAACCTTTAATTTGCCAATCAGCACTCAATAGGAGACTTAACAATGGCAACGACAACTTACACGAGCTTGTCGCAGCGCACCAATGCGTTTGCGGCCAAGGAAATGCTCGCCCACGCAGAACCCATTCTTTGCTTGGCAAAGTTTGGTATGACCAAGCCAATGCCAAAGAACAAGGCGAATGTAATTAAATTCCGTCGCCCTGTACCTTTGGCGGTAGCAACAACCCCTTTGACAGAAGGTACTCCACCTACTGCAAAGGCAATGACGTATGAAGACGTAACAGTCACTTTGAGCCAGTATGGCGACATCGTTGAAATCACCGATGTTGTTCACGACTTGGCAGAAGACCCCGTACTGAAGGATTCAGCGATGATGTGTGGCGAGCAGGCCGCAGAGACCATCGAGACTCTGATGTGGGGCGTTCTTCAGGGCGGCACTAACGTCTTTTATCAGAACGGCACTCAGCGCTCTGACGTAAATTCAGTCATCAGCCTGGATAAGCAGCGTGCAATTACTCGCGCACTAAAAGCAGAGCGAGCGAAGAAAGTAACTTCTATGCTTTCTTCGTCTGTTAAGTACGGCACTGAAGCTGTTGATGCTGCATTTATCGCGTTTGCACACACTGATCTAGAAGCGGACATCCGCGACTTGACTGGTTTTGTGCCTACCGAAAAGTACGGCTCAATGAAGGCGCTGCCTTATGAGATTGGTAAAGTAGAAGATGTTCGCTACATCCTTACTCCAGTTTTGACTCAGATCGAGGACGCTGGTGGTTTGGCAAGCACGAACACTACCCTCTCTACCACTGGCACTAACTCTGACGTATACCCAATTATATACGCTGGAAAGGATGCCTACGGCCACGTTGCTCTGAAAGGTGCGGAAGCTATGACTCCCACCATCATCAACCCAGGCCAGCTCGACAAGAGCGATCCACTCGGCCAGAAGGGCATTGTTGGCTGGAAGACTTATCACAAGTCTTTCATTGCTAACCAAGCTTGGATGGCTCGCCTTGAAGTTGCGGCAAGCGCACTCTAATAGGCTTTAGCAGTACCAACGGGGGCTTCGGCCCCCTTCTTTTTTAATTATGCCGCCGAATGGCCGCAGGAGACTTTTATGTCAGAAGTAAACCTTTACAACCTTGGTATCGACCAGCTCAAAGAACAAGCTCGAATTTTGGGCATAGTTATTAAGGGCAATCCGAGTGCTGAAACACTCCGATCTAGGATCAAAGCCGCAATTGAAATAGAACCGGCGGCAGATCAAAAGGTTAAAGAAGATAACCCAGACCGAAAAAAGGGATGGGTCACTATTATTATTGCAGAGGACGAGCAAGACCAGCAGCCGGCATTCGTTGGCGTAAATGGTAAAAGCTACCGTATACGACGCGGTGAGCCGGTTGCCGTTCCTCCTGAAGTCGTAAACGTACTGAACGACGCGCAACAGCTAATTATCAATCCCAAGGATGGATCTAGTAAGCGCGTACCTACTTACCCATTTAGGATCGAGAGCTAATTATGACCTTTCTGGAACTTTGCCAACGCCTCGTTAGAGAGACTGGGATAGCCGACACAGGGCCGTCCTCAACTGTCGGACAAACTGGCGATATGCGCCGTATTGTTGATTGGACTAATGATGGTTGGCTAAAGATCCAGTCTATGCGGAAAGACTGGGCGTGGATGTGGTCTAGCGGCTCATCCACACTCACCGCAAATACTTATTTGGTAACGCTTCCTTCAGACGTGGAGGTCATCGAAAGAGTGTCTCTTGGTGAGACCTATTTGCAAAAGTTGACTTATGACGAGCTGGCCGATGCTTATCGAGACATAGAGGCAGGGGAGCCCTCTGCTTGGGCAATCCGCCCAGACGGAAAGCTTGCTTTTAACGCCAAGCCAGACTCTGACAAAACAGTTACTTATGAGTATTACAGTGTTCCGGTGTCAATGGTTGAAAACTTTGACGCGCCAGGGATGCCATCTCAATACCATATGTTGATTGTCTACTCAGCTTTGCGTGATTACGCCTTGTTTGATGATGCGCTAGAGCTGGAAAAGAAGGCTGTCGTCAATTACGAAATGATGCTCGCAACACTTGAGAGAGATCAGCTTCCCAAAATTGAAGCGCCGGACTGCCTTGTATGATTACACCGAGTTACTTCCCGTTAATTGGAGGATGGAACATTGAAGCTCCACCACTTGCTACTCAGCCAGGCGAAGTATTGGACGCTACAAATTATGAGTGTCTTATTGGTGGTGGTTATCGTCGCATTTACGGCTATGACTTATATGATGGGCAGGCTACTGCATCTCAGTCTGTCCCTGGGCAGGGCTCTGTTCTTCTTGTACACGTTTACAAGAACGAGCTTTATGCAATTCGCGAAGATGGTTCCGCCGCTCGACTATACAAGGCCACCACCTCCGGCTGGTCAGAAGTTGATAACACCTTTACGTGGTCAGTCGGAGGAGACTATCGAGCCGTCAATTACAACTTCTTTGGGCAGGACGCTCAGGAAGAGATGTATATCGTTAATGGGGTTGATAAGGCAGTCCGTTTCGATGGGACTACGCTTACCCAGATAACGACCGGAGTTGGGACAGATGACCCCTCGTGTGTTGCCGGATATCGAACTCAGCTATTTTTAGGTGTAGAGTCCAGTCTGGTTGCAAGCGAGCCAGGCAACCCATCGGGATATGACCCCGTTCAAAACGCCTTTGAGGTTGCTGTAGGGGACACGATCACTGACCTTATGGCGGCACCAAGCGCTTTGATTGTCGGCTCTGAGAACAAGACGCAGCTCCTTTCAGGGGACACCAGCGCCAACTTCCGATTGGACACGATGACGGAGATCGGTCCTTATCCAAAGACAATGGCGAATATTGGTGGCCAGATTATCGGTTTAGATCAGCAGGGCGTAATGAGCCTGACCGCGACTCAGGCATACGGCAACTTCTCGTATGCGCTTTTAAGCCAGAAGATTGCTTCATATATGAGCAACTTCCCGCTGGGGTCTTTGGCAGTAATTAGTCGTGCGTCTAGCCAATATCGACTGTATAATGGCCGTCAGGGGCTATACTTTACCTTTGCAGGCACCGAACTCATTGGTGCTATGCGAGTGGCTTACGAACACTCTGTTGAGTGCGCTTGTGAAGGGCTATTCCCAAACAACGCCCCTGTATCTTTTTTTGGATCTGATGATGGCAATGTCTACCAACTAGAGGTGGGCACAAACTTTGCTGGGCAGGAAATTTACGCCTACCTTGTAACTAGCTTTCACCATCACGGATCTCCATCGCAATACAAGCGATTCCGCATGATACAGCCAGACCTGTCAGTAGACGGGGACTCAACGAATCTGGCGGTAAGCGGCACTACCGACTACGGCAAAGGTCTTTACTCTAGAGGCTCCACAGGCTCTCTAGGGCAGACTAATGGTGCGCTATGGGATTTCGCGGTATGGGATCAGTTTTACTGGGACTCGGTGTATCACCACGACGCCAGGGTCCGCTTGAGTTTAGTAGGTAAGAACCTTGCAATTCTTATGAGTTCAACGTCCGCCACAGACTCTGTTCACACGCTATATGGCGTTACGGTGCATTTTTCTCCAAGGAGACTCGCTAGATGACAAACCAATATGTACCCGATCTAACTCCGCTTGGCTCTGGAGATCTCGCTCGATCGGCTGACGTTAATGACCGTTACGATAATACGGTATCAGGCTTTGATAGACTTCCAACGCCAAAGGTGGGAGAGCAGGGATTCTCTGCCGCAGTACCTGTAGGCACCCCAGTCAACGCAGATCACGCGACAACCAAGAACTGGGTTGAGACGGCTATGACCTCTCAGGTCGTGATTGCAGAGGGACACGCAGACGACGCAGAGGCGGCTAAACTTGCCGCTCAGACATCAGAGGCTAATGCCCTTAGCTCTGCTAACAGCTCAGCTTCATCAGCAGGAACGGCAACCACAAAAGCAAACGAGGCGTCAGTATCAGCAAGCAATGCGCTGGCCTCGGAAAACTCAGCATCTACAGACGCAGGCACAGCAACTACTCAGGCTGGCATTGCAACTACTCAGGCTGGCATTGCTACAACAAAGGCAAGTGAGGCTCTTAGCAGTGCCAGCGCTGCACAGACGGCAGAGACAAACGCTGTCGCGGCATACGATTCATTTGATGATCGCTACCTTGGGCCAAAGGCATCTGATCCAACATTAGACAATGACGGCAATGGTCTTCTAACGGGAGCCCTTTACTTCGACACTAACAACGGCACGATGAAGGTTTATGACGGATCAGCCTGGGATAGCGCCTATGTCCCGCCAAGCCTCTTAACGCTGAATGAAGTAACGAATAACGGCAATACAACCACTAACGCCATATCGGTTGGCGCGCTTACCGCAACAAACGCTTCGGTAAACTTTACTAACATCGGTACGACAACCTCAACAACAGACCCCGTTTTAATGATTACGGCGGCAGGTCTTGTTGAGAAGAAGACGCTCGGCTCTAACGCATTTAACAGCACTGTCTTTGACAACTATCAGGGCTGGCAATTAAACGGCGGAACCAGCACAGAGGCTATTGGCAAAAACGAAACTGTTACCTTTGTAGGTGCAGGGGGTGCATCGGTAACAAATTCAGGTAACACAGTAACAATTACCTCTACTGACACTGACACTACAAACTTTAATGTCTCGGCAAGCGCAGGTACGGCGGAGAACATTTCTGCTGGGGAGACAATTGACTTCTCTGGTAGTGGTGGGATTGCAATCACCCGAACAGGCAACAACTTCACAATTGATGGATCGTCTGCCGGAATCACTGACGTAGTAAGCGACACCACGCCTCAGCTTGGCGGTCAGCTTGACGCTAATGGCAACACGATCCTTATGGGCGTCAACACGATCACTGATACTGCGGTAGGCAACTGGAACACAGCGTACAACGACAAGATCACAACTGTTAGTTTTGATATAAACAACGGTAACTTGACCTTGAATCAGGTCGATGGCGGAACGGTTGTTGTAAACCTTGACGGTCGCTACGGTGCGATCACGGGATCACTTACAACATCGACCACGTTTGGCGGGGATGTAAGCGGAACTTACAACGCAATCTCTGTTACTGATGATAGCCACGGCCACTCGTTTGCAAACCTGCTTAACAAGGGATCAGGTACTGGCACTTACACTACAACGGGCGCTTACTCAGCCCCTCTTGTTACTACGGCAGAAGTAAGAACGAACAACGGCACACAGCTTGTTCTTAATGCTGGTGAGTCTTCTGGCCAAGCAACAGGCCAGACTGGCGAGAAGGTTTATCTCAACGCGGAAAACGGCATAGAGATTGTTTCCTCTCCAGATAACTGGGCAGGTGGCTGGGCTGGCCGGAAGACAGCAACGATCAACGACAGCAATGGAGCGTCAACTCTTCCTGGGACTCTAACCACTGCTAGCGCAGTGACAATGAACTCTGGTAGCAACCAAGTCCAATTGTCCGCAGACGGAGCTATTGAGATCACTCGCGCAGGCTCTGGCGCTTATATCGACTTCAAGAACAGTACCGCTGAAGACAATGATGTTCGAATTCAGGAGTCTGGTGGCGGAATTAATATTACTGGGTCTACTCTAATTGACGGTGTCGCCGTAATAGGAGGCACTTCGGTTTCTGGCGGGGAAGGCGGCGAGATTAATCTCACAATGCCCCCTACGACAAACCTTTCGGGAACCCATATAACGCTAGATGCACAAACAAACAGCGTTCGCTTTTTTGAGAGCGGGGGCAATAGCAGAGGCGCATACATCGACCTCAATACTTGCGCTACTGGTGCCAGCACAGAAATCTGGCATTCGGAGAATGATGGCGCAAACTCTAATCTTGATGCTGATCTGCTCGACGGTCAGCACGGGTCGTACTACCTTGACTATAACAACCTCATAAGTACGCCTGTAATTCCCACAAACAATAACCAGCTCACAAATGGCGCTGGCTATATCACAGGCAGTGGAAGCACTACGGGAAATGCAGGATCAGCCTCAACAGTAGGAGTAACTGCAACAGGCACTAGTACATCATATCGAATGGTGTTTACTGATCCTAATAATACAACAACCGCAAGCGGTAATTTATACAAAGACAGCGCTTCTAACTTTTTCTACAATCCATCTACAAACACTCTTACCGCTGGAACATTTTCTGGCGCTTTAAGTGGTAACGCTACAAGCGCTACAACCGCAAGCAGGCTTGTCTCAACAACCACCACTACAGCAACGAACAAAACCCTTGCTGATGGTGAGTTCTGCACGGTTACAGCTTCGGGAAGAACTATTACACTACCCGCTTCACCTACTGCGGGTGACAGGGTTTACATTAGCGTGGGCAACTTCACCGACACGACTGTCGGCAGAAACTCACAGAACATTATGGGATTGGCAGAGAATATGACAATCGACAAAGCGTATATAGGTCTTGAGTTTGTTTACTCAGGCAACGCAACTCAGGGCTGGAGGATCATCTAATGAGTTCATTATCAGGATTTTTTGGTGGCGGCGGTGGTGGAGTCGCCGGAGCCCCAATACAATATTCTATTACTGATTCAGGAACATCTATCTTCCCCGCAACCGGAACAGTAAGCGTTTACTGTATTGGTGCTGGTGGGGGCGGAGGCTCAGGCACAGGGAATCATTTAAGGGCGACCGGCGGAGGCGCTGGCGGAACGGCAATTAAAACTGGGCTTGATGTGACTGCTGGGGACCGACTTACTGTTGTTTTAGGCGCTGGAGGAGCTGGCGGCGATATTGGAAACAGCGGGACTGCTGGAGGGCAAACAACCGTAAACTCTCCCGACGTAACAATTTCTCTTACCGCCAATGGTGGTGCTGGCGGCGGCGGCGGCGCTTTCAATACCGCAGGCACGACATCAGGTGCCACAGGCGGCAACGGAACAGGCGGTGATCTCAACTACACCGGAGGCGGTAGTGGTAACGCGACAAAAAATGTAACCCAAACCACTTATGCGGCGGCTACTGGTGGTGGCTCTGTAAACCTGTATGGCAGAGTATTTAACTCTGGCAATGCCACTATGAATACAAACAATCCCTCTTTATCGGGTGGCGCAGGAGTCGGCGGTGGAACAGAAAACGCAGGCGCCAGCCAATTTACAAACGGCGGCGGCGGCATAGGGATTGGCTTATCGTTCAACCACGTAAACGAGACTGCATTGTCGGCCTACACGGGCGGCGGCGGCTTCGTATATGGTGCCGGTAGCATTAATAACACTTCATCTACGGCAGGAGCAATGCACCTTCGGCTGGCTGGGCTTGGTGGCTTTGGTGCCCCAGGAACAACCTCCAACACTAACCTTCCTGCGGCCGGACCTGGAGGTGGAGGTGGCTCCGGTCACGGTCGTGGTGGCGGCCAAGCAGGCTCGCTTGGTGGTGGCGGCGCAGGTGGTCAAAGCAACACCGGTACCGGCACTGGTGGATTCGCGAATTTTGGTGGCGGTGGTGGTGCTTGCGCTGGGAGCAATTCTTCTGAAGCCGGCGCAGGCGGAAACGGCTGTGTTTTAATTGTTTACGAGGGCTAAGCGATGATAAGAACTAGATCACATTGGGAGATACTAGATGCTGATGGGAATGTTGTTAATAGAATCGTTGCCAGTCAGCAGTTTGTAGAAGAAAATTTTGAACACTATAACTTAGTGGTGCTTCCTACAAGCGCGGGTGACGCAAGACAGTGGAGAGACGAAGAGCTTGCTAAAACAGACGAGTTTGCGAGGCTTCCAGACTACCCAAATCACGCTATTTTATTAGAGTACAGACAGGCTTTAAGAGACTGGCCAAGCACTGTAGACTTCCCTGATACCTTACCGGAATCATTGGAGTCCCGTATTGAAAATTCAAACCCCTGATTTTATTTTACACAAAGAGTCTGCCTTCTCTGAGGATTACTGCAACAGAGTCATTGAGCAGTTTGATAGAGCCAACTCTGTTGGCAACGTCATAGATAGGCAGGCTAACGGAGAAGGATACAAGCTAAGAAAGGACGATCTAGCCTACTTTCCATTTAAGGAGACAGAGGCTGAAGGGCTAGATGTTGTCTCTGATTTTAACCAAGTGTTTTGGGGTGAGGTTTACTCTGAATACGCAGGAAAGTGGCAAATACTTAACGACTTCGACAAGCACCATATCTGGCACCACAAGGTCCAGAAGACGGAGCCCACTGAGGGCTACCACGTTTGGCATACAGAGAATATGAATCGGCAGTCAGCGAATAGGGTGCTGACTTACATTCTTTATCTAAACGATGTCGAGGAAGGCGGAGAGACAGAGTTCCTGTACTACGGGAAAAGGTTCAAGCCAAAGACTGGAGACATCCTACTTTGGCCAGCAGGCTTTACGCATACGCACAGGGGCAACCCGCCTTTGAGCAACACTAAATACATTATGACTGGGTGGGTCGAATTTTAACCAATGAACACATTCCAAGAGAGCGCCCTAGTGGCGCTTTTTTTATACCTAACGCTTTATGCCATCTATGAGCTGGTTTAACGGAGAGAACTATGGCGCTTAATTTTCAAATGGAACAGCAAAGGAAGCTTACCGATCCTAGACAGCCTCCTGCGCCCGACCCAAATCAGGGTCTATTGGCCTCTGGGATGAGTGATGGCGCTCCAGCTCCAATGCAATCCCAACAACAGCCAATGCTAGAGCGCCAAGATCAGCAAATGCAGTTGTTGAAGACAGGCAGGACTGGGCCTTCCGGTCCAAGCACTCCAACTCCTCCTGGCTCTACGCCAGTAGCTCAAGCGCAAACCGAAAGGGCTCAGTCAACAGGCTATAACGCGGCTCAGGTAGGCGAGGCAAGCCAAGCTGAAATAGAGCAGGCAAACGCAGTAACCCGAGCAGTACAGCAGAACGAGCTATCCCAAGAGCAGCTAGAAAATATACTGGCATCAAACTCTCCGTTGATGCGACGAGCGGCGGCACAGGGATTGCAAGTAGCGGCATCGCGAGGACTACTTAACTCCAGTATGGCGGCAGGCGCGGCACAGGCGGCGCTAATCGACGCGGCGGCTCCGTTTGCACTTCAGGACGCTAGAACATTCGCAGACACTGCGGCTCAGAATCAGCAGGCTCAGAATCAGGTTAATCTGGCAAATACCCAGATGACCAATGAAGCGAATATGTTTAATGTCGGCCAGCAGAATGACAATCGCAGAATTGATGCTCAGGCACTTAATGAGTCTCGCCGATTCGGTGCAGATGCCAGCAACCAAGCAAGCCTGTTTAATGCAGGTGAGTCAAATCAAACCTCACGCTTTAATGCAGATTCTCGCAATCAGGCTACTCAGGCTGATGCAGATCGCTCTCAGGCAAGGTTCTTGCAAGATGACGCACAGGAATTTGAGGGCGGAGAGCGTCAGCTTGATCGTGATGAGCGACAGACCGACAGAGAGTTTGATGCAACCCAACGACAGCTTGATCGAGACTTTACATCTGGCGAGTCAGCGCTTGACCGAGATTTCCAGTCCACTGAGAGAGCGGCTGATCGAGAGCTTACTCGTAGCGAAAGCGCGCTTGACCGAATGTCTGCCGCAGAACTACAAGATCAAAGAATTCAGACTGAGCTACAGATTCAAGATATTCAGAATAATTTCCAAGGCACTCAGGCAGAACTAGACCGTTTACAGCAGTTAGAAGTTCAGAGAAACGATATAGATGCTCGATTAGAGTTGCAGGAAAACGAGCAGACTTTCCAATCAACTGAGCGACAGGCAGACCGTGACTTCCAGTCTTCTGAGTCTGCGCTTGATCGTTTATCTGCTAGTGAGCTTCAAGACGCTCGCCTTGCAAATGAGCGCGAGATGCAAGACATCCAGAATAACTTTACTGGAGAGCAGTCTCAGCTAGATCGTTTGCAACAGCTTGAGGTACAGCAGAACGATATTGATGCTCGCCTTGAGATTGAGCGAGAGCGACAAGAATTTCAGTCAGGAGAAAACCAAGCTGATCGTGACTTTCAATCTGGCGAGCGAGCCCTTGACCGAGATCAAGAGCGCGGCCTCTTAGAGACCGAACTTGACTTCCGAGGCACTCAGGCAGAGCTTGATCGTATGTCTGCCTCGGAGCTTCAAGATGCGCGTCTCGCTAATGATCGAGAGATGCAGGACATTCAAAACAACTTCCAAGGCACTCAGGCAGAACTTGACCGCTTGCAACAGCTTGAGATCCAGAACAATGACATTAATGCTCGCATCTCACTACAGGAGAGCGATCAGTCTTTCCGTTCATCTGAAAGCGCACTTGATCGCGAGCAACAGCGCGGACTCCTTGAAACTGAGCTTGGCTTCAGAGCAAGTGAATCTCAGGCGGATAGAGACTTCCGGTCTGGAGAGGCAGAAGCTGACAGGCAGTTCAGAGGCGATCAGGCTCAGGCCGATCGTGATGCACAGGCTGAATACCAGAGCATACAGAACACATTTGCGGCGGCCGAGGCACAACTCAACCGCGATGCAAGCGCTGAGGCACAAGCTTCGGCACAGGCGTTTAGCGAATGGCAGCAAACAAACCAGCAAGAATGGTCGGCGATACAGGCTGATCTTGACCGTCAGTTCCAGAGAGAAAACATTGACCAGCAGTCTGCAACGATGATTCTGGGTCAAACAATGACCTCTATCGGTGCAATCTACGCTGATCCAAACTTGACGCCACAGCAGAAAGCCCAGGCGGTAGCAAACCTTCAGAACCTTGCGACATCAATGCCGGAGCTTTTGGCTAGAATCCAAGATCCTGATTACGATTTAATTCCACCACCCGATGACGAAATGGACGACGGCGGGAACGACGACGGCGGGAACGACGACGGCGGCAATGATGATGGTGACAATGACGACGGCGGTAATGATGATGGTGGCAATGATGATGGTGGCAATGATGATGGTGGCAATGATGATGAATCTACGTGGACGCCCCCCTCTAGCTATCAGCAGTATCAAAACGGCAACTGGTTAGACCCTGACACGGGCGACATCTAC